ATCAGTTTGTCCATTTGCAGGGCTTCTAAAACTTGCTCTGTTTAAAGTTATAGCATTATTTCTTCCATCTATATATACAAAATTACCAAACACAGAAGTACTTTCATCATCTACAAATAAACCACCTGTTTTATGATGTAGCCACAAGTACAAATTATAATACGGAATGTTTCCTGCACTAAAAAAATCATCAGTAAATTTTAAAGGATAATTGTTTTCTATTGCCTTAATTATTATATCAACTCTCAATGCGGGTTTTAATTGAGACAGTTCTAAACCATAATTATTGTCAGCAAAAACATAAACTATATTATTTTGAATATCTGTTTTAACGTATGGAGTAGGTGATGACGAATCATATATTAATCTTTTGGTGTGACTAATTAAAGGAAACAATATAGCATCTTCATAAGTAACACCATCCACAGTAACATCCAAACCATTTTCCATATAGGTTTTTATATTAGCATCTGTGTAATCAAATGTAAAATTGTTTAAGAAGTTTAAAGCATCTAACTTATCTTCACCTAATATGTCTTTTAAATTAACTGTGCTGCCAAAGAAAGTAATTTTATAGGTATGTGCTTTGTTGTTTTTTGTAGTAGCTCCTTCGAGTTTTATCTTGCCTTTTTTAAACAGTTCATCATTTAAAAATAATTCAGCATTACGTTTAATTCTTGCATCAAATCCTACAATATTATAATTGTGAAAATGCTTAAATATTTTGTTGTTTATTCTGCTAGCAGGTACTGCAAATGTTTTGGTGAAGTCTGTGAATATTTTTTCAATATCACGAACATCTTGTATTGACTGAGTAAGACTTATAGACTCATCGGCAAATAGATCTACTTGTTCCAGAACACCTTCCTCGTTTGCTACATATAATTTTAGTGCTAACATTAACGTACATTATTTATCTTGTTAAATGCGAATTCAAAGTCTACCGTGTAGTTAGCCAACTTATCATTTAAACTCGTTTTAAAGGTCATAGACTTACTTTTAGGAATTAATGGTAGTGTTTTACCATCGTACCTTATCCAAACGTTTTCAGCCAAGAATAATTCTTCTATAGTTTGATTTGAGTCTTCATTAATAAACCCAGTATTTAAACTTATGGTTTTAATTGCATTTGCATTATATCTTTGCTGTTGTGTTTCATTTGTTAAATATGTAACGGTTGAGTTGCTAACTGTATTTCTTTTGTAAATTTCATCGGTTACATTGAAAGTTTCTACACTCTTTTTAAAGAAGTACATATCTTGGTAAGCACCCATTCTATTTAAGAACGTAATCTTATACGGTGTGTATTTGGGTTCGCAGATATTATTAACCGTTATGGTTCTTTTTAAAGTACTGTCATCAGTTGCATAAACTTGTATAGTAGAACTATCAGAAGGGATCGTAAAATATTGAATTTTCTGGTTTGAGTTTCCGTTGTCAGTTACTTCAGTCGTAGTCGAATCTATAATTACTTTTCCTACACCTTCTGCAAACAATGGTAGTTTTCCTGCTATTCCTTCTGGAAGGTAAATTGTATTGGCACTAATCAAAGCATCAGTTGATAGCTGAGGGTTAATTTCATCTTCAAAGTATCCATACCCATCAAAAGCTAAGTAGTTATTAATTACTGGACTACCATAATCAAACGGTGATCCTAGATCAGTTATAACGGTTCCTACAGTTGAAACCCAAATGACATTAGAAATATAATCGTCATTAAAAGATACAGTAATATAGTCTCTTACTAACTCACCTATTTCAAACATTATATTTGTATCCGTACCTATTAGGCTTTTAGATATTGTGTATTTTAAATCTGTATCCGTATAAGATCCTGACGTACCGCTGTATATATATATTTGTAAATTTACTGATTCAAATGCCATAATTAAAATATCTGGGTTGTAGTTTGGTTTGCATAATTTTTACGATGCATTGTAGTTATTAAACCTCCTGATCCAAATTGTATCCAAAACTCTTCTGGTACTGTAACCGTTGAAACCCCACCGCTTCCGTAGTTTATTTTTCCTATTACCGTAACATTTCCATTAGGTGGTAGAAAGGGAGATTTTGTTGTACCGCCGTCAGAAGACGAACATAACTTTTTACCTTGCAATTGATATATACTACTTACGTCAGTAAATACATTTACTAAACCTAAGTTTCCTGCAGTATATGTATAATTTGTTAGATAATTTGTTTCAAAAGGTGTTTTTGTTCCTATCCAGAAAGAGTCATTTCTTGACGAACATACGGTTAAACTTGGATTTCCAGGTTGTTTAATTTCGTAATCACAACTTAATATATCCCCTGCGTTTGTGTATCCACTAGGTACTGTTATTGAATAGGTAACATTTCTATCTGTATCGTTTTCAACTTCAGTATAAGATTTGGGGCTAAAATTAAAGTCGGTTAAATCTAAACTTCCCGAAGAAAAGCTATAATGATCTTCTAACGTTCCAGCAAATACTGCTCCCGCTTGTGAAATATATTGATCGTCAAAATCAATTATACCACAAATTAAAGTTGGAACTACAATATTAGAAGCTTGAGTATAGTCTATATAGCATTCAATACTTGCCGCCGCATTAGAGTAACCTGTCGGAACTGTTATCTCATAGTATAGTCTTTTGGTTATTGAACTACCCGTACCGTTAGCAGCTACACTTGTAACTGCACTACCTCCGCTTGTTTCCATTGTCTTGGTAATTACGGAATTTGATGCCGAATTTGGTAAGGTTAAAACTCCATCAGGAGATACGTTGCCCCCTAAAAGGTCTGCGGTATCACAAATAAATTCCCCTGCATTATTTACAGTTACATTAAAACTATCTACCACTTCACAGGTTGTACTATCACTTGAACTATAAGCCACTATTACTATTGGGAAAACTCCCGCTGTTGTTTTGGTTGTTACAGTAACTACCCCAGAAGATAATGACAAGTCAAACTCTGAATAAGAATTTTGTCCAAATTTATATGCCAATGTTCCTGCACTTATACTAAAATTATTACTTAAAGTTATCGTAGTTGAGTTACCAAATACTGCTAAAGTTTTATCTGTTATTGGAGTATCTAAAGTAATTTTATTTAAACAATCTGCTACAACTTGATCTGCGGTAACGGTACAATCAACATAGCCTCCTGCATTAGAAAATCCTGTAGGAACTAATGTTCTTAATACCATTGAGCGTTCTGTAGGGGTTGCAACCACTGCCCATTTACCATTTGCATAATCGCTACTCGAACTAGTAATACTTATAAAAGAACCGTAATCGGTACTAGGTAAGGTTATATTGCCCTGAACTCCTACGGCAAAATCTGTTGCGTTAATTCCGTTTGTTGTTGAAGAGCAAACTAATTCTACTAATGGCTTAACGGGTTCGGTATAGCTTATAAAAAAAGGGCTTCTTGCGTTTATCTTTGTACTCATCTTAATCTATCTTGTTTTAATGTATATGCTAAAAAATTTTCTACATCTAAACCAAACTTTTCTATTAGTTCATTTGGTAATTTCTTAAATGCTCTTTCAAATGGTTTAGTAAAAAACAAAGAAGGTTTAATACCTTTATTCCATATTGACCTTGTTATTAAATAAGCTGTACTTTGGTAAGACATAAACTTTCCTATTTCTTTATTTCTGAATTGAAATCTTTTTGCTTCAACCCATTTTTTTATACCACCACTCAAACCACCTTTTTTACCTTTCCCTGAACCAAACTTTGCCAAAGTTCCATATTGTGCTATTTCAGGATATGTTGACGTTTTACCTTTTACACCCCTGTCTTGGTAATAGCCATATTCTTCCATTTCAAAGTCTACAAAGATAGAATTGGGCATAGCTTTTACATTACCCTTTAAACTTCTAAAAAGTTCATTAGAAACATTTTTGCCTTTTTTAGATAATATTGCTCTACTTTGATTTAAGACAATTCCTTTAAATATGTCTAATGCTTTCTGTGTTTCTGTTAGTCGCATATTGTCATATCGTTTTGTACTAATACGTCAAAGGTTGCTGCCCATCCTGCTAACTTGTTTTCAAATCTATCTACAAATGGTTCACAATTTACATCACCTTCTACTTGATATAGTTCTGTGTATAGATCACCACGTTGTAAGGTGTTTATTATTCTTGTTAGTAAAGCTAGTTGTGTGTTTAACACATCTTGTTCGTTATCGTTTCCTACAAAGATGTCAGTAGTTGCTTCCTTGCTTATGTCTACTATATCCATTGATAGTATAGATACGTTGAATGTAAGTGTTTTACTTCCTACCGTAGTGTTGTTTACTATGATATGTGATAATGGGAATATCGTTTGCTTGTTTAAATCTATATCATCTAAACTTCCAAAGGTTACTGTATTCACAAAAGGTTCTGCAAGTAGTGCTTCTTTTAGTTTATCCGTTAAGTTGTAAAATCCTTTCATCTACGTTTTATTAGTTGTTTTTCTAATTGCATCTTTTCTTTTTCAAAGGCTAAGTACATTAGGCATTGGTGTACGTTTAGTTTAGTGACTGTGTTAAACTGGGCAACATCTTTTTGAGCAAGTCCATAGATTGATTGATACCATCCCCACTTAGCCCCAAAGTTTGCTTCTGTTGAGTAGTCATCTTGTTCGTTTCCTTCTGTAAAAAGTTCAGGATAGTTTGTGTTAATTCGTTGCTTAAACGATAAAAAAAAACCATAGCAGAAAATACTACATCTAATGGTGCTTGTTTCATAGCCTCATCATTTACTATCCCTTCGTAATCTTCTATCTGGTATTTGTGTCCTTTACTAAATGTTACTGGTCTGTATAGAACGCTCATTGCTTTGTGCATTGTTTGCCAGTCACCTAAGTTATCATCAAGATCTATATATTCCCCTAGTGTCATATCATCTAACACAGGTATAAAACCCATTTTAACACCCCCTAATTCAAAGGTAGGTATTAAGCTATGTTTGGTATCAAACACCTTGTTTAAGTGTAGTGATATCTCTTGTACGCTTTTGTATTTAATTGTAGCGACATCCTTTAAATCAAGACCACAGAATATTTCTACCATCTTCTGAAGTAAGAAAGTAGTATCCTTATTTTCTTTGGTGTTTAGCTTTTCAAACTTTTGATATTGTCCTAATGTAATTTCACTTAGGCTATCAGGAACGTTTATTTCAATCTTCATATTAATACAATAAGATTAAGTGTAATTTGTATAAATAGAAAAAGGGTCACATTACTGCAACCCTAATTCCAAAACAAAATGAAACGGACATTTAAAGCTGCCCAAACTATTCTCCTAATATAAACCTTTTATATGCGTATTGATATGCTTCTTCTATCTTATCTTCTAGTAATGCGCTGTTTTGTTTGTATGTAGTTCCATTACCTTCTACTTTGTTCTTACCCTTGTAGTCTATGTGTAGGGTTACATCAGAACCTTTATACGTTCCTTTAACAGTTGGCTTCTGCACTACATATATTTCTTCGTACCAACACGCTTGTCGCATTTTATGATTCAAATATAAACATTATTAAATACATCCAAGCGTACATAGATGCGTATGCTGTTAATCCCCATAAACTTGCTATTGCAATATTCTTATAGCTAAACATTGCTTTTAGTATCCTAGTTTCTAGTCTGTTGTTTCTCATAATAATTGATTTAGTTAAACTTTGTTTATACGAATATATAAACTTTTTTTAAACACACCAAATTAGTATATAAAATATTGCCCTTTGTTTGGGTTTTCTAATTGGTCTGTTAATACATAACGTGCAGCATCTATACAGTCAGGATGGATTGAACCAGTTGGTTTTTGTAATTGGTTTCCTTCTTTATCCTTTGCCCATATATATCCACCTAGTTCACGTTTAAGGTTTTTACTTCTTGATGTAATGTATATTTCGTTTTGGTTCATTAGGTTTATTCCATATACTACTGAATCCCTTCCTTTAGTTACACCGTGAATGTTATGTCCATATCCTTGTAGTTCTGCAATACTTTTTGGTTCAGCTGAATCAGCTACGATGTTTTCTTTTATGTCAGCCTGTGATAAGAATCTAGATATGTCCCTGTTAAGCATTCCTTTCTTGTATAGAACCTCATCATAGATATAGGCATTGTTCCATTTATATAACCCTATTAATGTTGTTGGGTCTACACTATATCCAAAATCCATACCATAAGCTAATAGTCTTGCTTCTTGTGGTAGGTTATCTATTTCTTTCCAGTCTGGAATGCATACACCTTCTAATGATCCTATCTCACCAAGTCCATATACTCTCCACCAGTTAGCCCAGTAGGTAGATGTCTTGCCCTTTTCCTTTGCTTTTTCTATTTCATCTACAATAGCCTGATCAAGTACTTCGTTATCTTTGTATGTTAGTGTAACGTAGTCTGCATCTTCTTGTCCTATTATCTCTTTGTCTACCCAAAACAAACTAGATGGGTTATAATCTAACCATACATTTCCTGATGTTCTAACAGCTAACTGATTGTAAGAATCAAAGGGTACATTGTTACATTCGTTAATGTATAAATCGGTTCTACGTGCCCCCCTTAATTTATCTGGGTTATCTGTGCTAAAGAATTCAATATAGCTACCATTAGTAAAGGTGTATTTTAAGGCACTTTTATTAAGCTGGGTATCCTTATACCTACCTATACCTTTTAAAAGCTGGCAGAAGTCCTTAAAAGCACCCCTTTTTAGATGTGGTACTGATTCTGATACTACACTTATTTCCCTACCTTCATTTCTTATAGCATAATCAATTAGGATAAGTAGAATACAAATAGTCTTTCCAGCAGATGTTCCGCCCTTCACAACACGAATTCTTTTATCTAACTTTAATAACTTATTTAGTGCTTTGGTTCTGGCAACCTGCATCTATAAGAATATTGGTAAATCTTCGTTGATGGTGATGTCTTTAGTTTCACGTGGTTTACCTGCATAGTAATTGTAGAACAACTGAACAAATTTGAAGTCACCGTTTTCTACACCTGTTTTTAATGCTTGGTATGCTGCATCTTCTAATGGGGTTAACTTTTCTATTAGATTAATTTCTTCAACCTTAGACTTTCTGCCTGCTGTTTTATGCCCACCATTGTTTTTTCTTTTATCCATAATTAAAAAAAATTATTATTAATCATACTATAACAATAAGATTTACATTATTTTGTTAAACCAAATCAAAATCACCTGTCGCTATTCTTGCTGGTTGTGATTTATTTAATTCGTGTTTTAAGTAATTATATTTATTAACCAGTAGTCTATATGCTTTGGTGTTATTTTCTTGTAGTTCACTTAATTCATCTTTTAATGTTTTGTATTCTTTTTCATAAAAACCTTCCATTGAAGTTGCTTTTTCAAATTCATCAGGGTTTAATGTTTTAGCGTGTAGTATTCTATTGTTTAATGTTTCGTAGTCTTGTTTTATCTGTGGGTCATATTCCATCCAGTCTTTTATCTTTCTTGTGAAGTGTAAGACGGTTGTGTGGTCTTTATTCATTGTTTCACCAATAGCTGATAAACTCATTCGTGTGTGGTCTCTTAGTAGCTTATAGTATATTGCTCTGGCTTCTACATATTCCCTTTTTCTTGTTTTTGTTGTTATGTCTATTTTGAAGTAATTTTCTACTAATTGTTTAATCGTTTCTTTGTTCATCTTCTAGTTTTAAAATTATGTCTTTAATTGTCATATATCCTGATTCGTGTATTGCTTTTAGTATTCCTGCACAGGCTTCATATTCTTCTTCTTCGGAATATAGGTCTATGGCTTCTTCAAGTTCTGATATATCTTTACCATTTGTTATGTCTACTAAAGCTAGTAAGTAAAATTCTTCTACTATTTCTTTATTCACTATAATGCTTTGGATAGGGTTGTTCTTTCAATAAACATTTTTTTTTCTCCCTTTGGTCTAAGAACTTTATATATCTGAACTGTCTAAATTTTATTTTTTTTGCTTTATCTACATTAGACCTCATATTTTTCGCTTTAAATGAATGTGAACCACTTCTTCCCAAATTAGTAAACATAGTTTTATGATAATACTGTCCCTCATATTCGTAAAATTCGCTTAAATGTTCTCCGTAATATCCGAAACTACAAGCTTGATAGACTATTCCTAAACCGCCACATCGTTCATCCGCAAAAGATTGAATCCATTTTATTTTAGGATGCTTTCTTCGTATATATTTTAAGGAATAACTTATTGCCCTGCTTTCGGGATATTCTCCAACATTATCCGCTATCCACATCCTGTTTAATTCAATTGCTTCACCGTTTTTTGTTTCACTTACAATACTTGAAACACTATTGTTATTCATTAAATGTCCGTATTGTAGGCATCCTTTATTAATATTATTAACGTATAAACCAAGATGTATGTAGGAATTATTAAAATACTTTTTAGAATAATGATTTGTTTCAATTATATTATTTGCTAAATCTCTATCTATTTCTTTTATGTAGAAATCTTTGCTACCAAAACCAAGCAGCTCAGGGTCTCCCCACAAACTACTTTGTTCACTATAAATGTAATTTTTCTTCATATTTTCTGAATGAATCTAATACAACATCTTTAGTAAAAGAGGGAAAACTCATATTGTTATAATGATAAATAGTATAATCTATAAGCATTTTTTTAATTTCATTGTTTGTCATTGAAAGTATTTTATCATTTTGTTTTATCCTATCAAATATAGATATAATACTACCTCCGTTTAATTTCATCTTATTACCGTGCTTTTTAGTGTGCGCTACTATGCTTCCATTACAAAGATAATTTTCTCCAAGATATTCAACTAAACTAACAAGCCTATCAAAGTTTTTTGGAAGTTTTGAATTGCCCTTTTTAACTTTATCTCCATCACCTAAAAATATTTGTATTAAAGCAGGAATAGTAAAAAGTTTACCGTGTACTCTTTCAGCTTCTTTTAAGTTGTTAGGACTCTTCATTACCTGCGACAAAAACTTTTTATATTGTATGTTTCCACTTCCCGCATAACTAACAACGTAATCAATATTCTTTAATGTTCTACCCCTCGTATTAAAGGATATAAATGTTTGCCTTGCTTCTTCTTCATCTTTTACATACACTTCTAAAACATTAGCTTTTTTCCATTTTATTTTATCAAATATAGCCAATTTCAAATGCTTACCATCAGTAAGTATTTTTGTTTTTTCTTCTGTGATACAAATTAGAATATCTCTTAATTGACCACATTCCAATACCGCATCTGCTAAATCATTTACATTTTTTTCATTAGTCCACCTTTGCCAAGATGGTATAATTACATTGTTAAAGTCTTTTTTTGTGTAAACTGTTCTTCTTGTTTTCATTGTTCTTGTTTTTTG